ATTACTTCTTACGGTCTTTATCATCCGCACGATGATTCTGGAAATAAAGATGTATGGAGCTTTTTATATTATGCAAATATGAGATGGGACTTAGAATGGGGGGCAGATACATTATTTTTAAATGATGATAGAAAAAGTGTTAGACAACATGTCCAACCTTTACCTAATCGAATTGTTGTATTTGACGCTACTATTCCACATTTAATACGTCCATCAACTATGCATGCTCCAACTTTTAGATACTCTATTAATATGACTTTTGGAGGAAATCCTAACCCTCAATTTGAAAAATAATATGTTTGATTTTTTTAAAAATAAAAAACCTGTTGTTACTTGGTGGTCTAGTATAAAACATTTAGAAAAAATTACTCCTCCAGTAAAATCTGATAAATATATTCCACAATGGTTTAAACAAGTTAAAAAAGATACTAACAAGTCTCACTCCAATGTAAAACTATGTCCCTCTTTTTTAAAATATTTTTCTGCAGGTTGGGTAATACCTTTGTGGTGTGATGTAGAGCTTCAGTTAGAAGACAACGGCAGGATTAATTGGCGCACACCTAATGTAAATTTTCAATTTAATTTTCATGATGACTATCAATACAAAAACTTATTACCTAAACATGAACAATCTTCCATTGCCTGTGTATTAAAACCAGTATCTCCATGGCTTGTTAAAATATCTAAAGGGTGGTCTTTATTACAGTTACCCATGAGTTATGAATTTAATCCTGATTGGCAAGTATTAAGTGGAGTATTACCTGCTTCCACGTGGCCACAAACAAATCATCAAATAATTATTAGAAAAAGTTTTTTTAAGAATAAAGAAAAAAAGAATGTAATTTTAAAAGGCGCTCCTCTTGCACAATACATACCTGTTCCAGATAGCTATATTGGTGAAGTAGTTGAAGAAACAAAAGAATTAAGAGAATATGATGACACAAGACGTTTAATTGTTCATCAAAAATTTACTAATAGATTTAAAAATTTAAAGGAGTGTCCATATGCTAATAAATAATTTTTTAGACGACGAAACATTTGAAAATATTTATAAAGTAATTACTTCTAGCGATATACCTTGGTATACACAACCAGGAGCAGCAGAGGAAGGCGATGGTCAAGTTTTGTTTACTCATGTTTTAATTAATGAACAACAACAAATAAACAGTAGTTTGTTTGAAACAATAGGAAGACCTATTATTGATAAAGTAAAATCTATAGAACCCGATTTTTTTAGAACATTAAGAATAAAAATAAATTGTTTACCTAATCAAACTAAAGTTATTAAAAGCAGTTATCATACTGATTTACTTTCTAATTCAAACTATAAAACATTAATTCTTTCAATTAATGATAACAATGGTTACACAGAATTTAAAGATAAAAAAATACCAAACTTTAAATCTATAAAAAATAGTGCTTGTATATTTGATGGTAACAAAGAACATAGGTCTGTTAGTCAAACAAATTCTGCATATAGATGGAATATAAATTTTAATTATGAAACATAAAAACGTAGTTGTTAATTCAATATTTGGGGTTCCTATATGGCAAACAGAACCATATCCATTTTCTAAAAAAGAAATACGGTTTTTAAAATCGCTTTATTCAAAAGTTACTGAGAATAAAGGTAAGAACCACACTTCAGTTGATAGATATATTTTTAAACATGAAGAATTAAAAGGAGTTAAAAAATTTGTTCAAGATAATTTAAATGCTTATTGGCATGGTATGATGGAAGTTTCTGACGATTCACCTTTACACATTACACAATCATGGGTTAATTTTAATGAAAAGACTACTGCACATCATTCACATCGTCATACAAATTCGTGTTTATCAGGAGTAATGTATGTTGAAAATACTTCACCAATAATTTTTGAAAAAGAAAAAGAACATACATTATTACCATGGTTAAACTTACGATACAAAAAGCTTAACCAAATAAACAGTCCAGACATTGCAGTAGAAACTAAGAATGGTGCATTATTAATATTTCCTTCTTCTACTATGCATAGAGTGGCACCAAATCAATCAGAAAACTGTAGAATATCAATATCGTTCAACACTTGGTTTAGTGGCACAGTAGGTCAAAACGTTAGATTAACAGAATTAATTGTAGATGAGCCAAAAAACAAAAATTAAAGAATACATATTTGTAGGCAATTATTTAACGCCTAAAGAATGTGATAAGTGCATAAGACTTTATGACACAAAAGAGTGGGTTCCACATGCGTGGTATAATGTAGAATCAAATACATCTAAAGGAGAAAATACAGACTGCAACGTAGCCGCAACAGATATAAATTTTAATGATATATTATTACCTGCTATTCAAAAAGCTTTAAACGATTATACAAGTAAAATTGCTAAAACAAGAATTTTTTCTAAAATCTCAGAAATAAGATTAAATAGATATGGTGAGGGCAAAGATATGAAAAAACACTTTGACCACATACATTCTATGTTTGATGGTGAAAATAAAGGCATACCTATTTTAAGTGTAGTAGGGCTATTAAATGACAACTTTACAGGTGGAGAATTTTACGTTAATGGTGTAAACATGAAATTAAAGAAAGGAGATATTATAGTATTTCCATCTAATTTTATGTACCCACATGAAGTTAAAACTATAAAAAAAGGAGAGAGGTATTCATATGTCAGCTGGACGTTTTAAAATAGTTATTGTTGGAGGAGGCTCTGCAGGATGGATGACAGCAGCTACGTTAGCTAAAGCATGTCCTGATAAAGATATTACATTAATTGAAAGTCCTAATATTCCAATTGTTGGTGTAGGTGAAAGCACACTAGGTCAAATAAATAATTGGTTAGGTTATATGGGTATTGAAGACAAAGAATTTATGAAAGCTACCGATGCTACATATAAACTTAGTATACGTTTTCAAGATTTTTATAGAAAAGGTGGTGGTCATTTTCATTATCCTTTTGGAGAACCAGATACTAGAGGAACACAAAACGATACCAATGACTGGATAGACTATAGAATTATGGAAGGTAACACTGAACCTGTTCACACCTATGCAGAATGGTTCTACACAAACATGTTGTTAGTAAACAGCGGTAAGTTATGTGAAAACCCATTAGAAAAATTACCTATGTTTAATTTTAAACAAGACGTTGCATATCATTTTGATGCAGTAAAATTTGGACAATATTTAAAATCTAACTGGGCTTTAAACAAAGGAGTTAAATATATTGTAGGTGACGTTACTGATACCATGACAGATGAAAACGGTATTAGAGAATTAATGATAAATAAACATCAAACTATATCTGCTGATTTATTTATAGATTGCACTGGGTTTAAATCATTATTATTAGACAAAGCCTTAAAAGAACCTTTTGAAAGTTACGAAGATATACTACCAAACAACTCTGCTGTTGCAGCACGAGTGCCGTTTATAAATCAAAAAAAACAAACAGTGCCATATACAAATTGTATTGCATACGACAATGGTTGGATTTGGGAAATACCATTGTGGACACGAATGGGTATGGGTTATGTGTATTCAGATAAGTACATATCTGATGAACAAGCTAAAATAGATTTTAAAGAATATCTTAAAAAAGGTAACCACCCAATCGACAATGTAGAGTTTAGAACTATTAAAATGAGAGTTGGAGTACACAAAAGAATATACTCTAAAAATGTTTGTGCAATTGGTTTAGCTGCTGGCTTTATTGAACCTTTAGAAAGTAACGGTTTGTTTACTGTGCATGAATTTTTAATGCAGTTAGTTAGAATACTTCAAAGACATTCTCCATCTAGATTTGATAAAGATGCATTTAATTGGAAATGTAAATTAATGTTTAGAAATTTTGCTGAGTTTGTAGCCATGCATTATGCTATGACTCAAAGAGACGACACTAAATATTGGAGAGATGTAAAAAATAGAGAGTATTGCACAGATTTAATAGATTTAAAACCAAGCGGAGTAAATGGTTTTAGAGACACTGTTTGGAAAAGGTTTGAAAGATATTGGTATGACCCATCGTATCAAGGAATAGATTGCATAGCACACGGTATGCATTGGTTTCCTACAGATGAAATGAGTCTTAAACATGCTCTTGCTTGTAAAGACACTACGTTTAGAAATGATGGAATAAAACTTGGTAAGAAAAATACTTTTAATATAATTAAAACAAAAGAAAAAATTATAAAAGATTGGCCTAAGTATTTTGATTTTTTACGAACGTACATATATGATGGGGGCAATGTAGCTAAAATAAAAATAGGAAAAAAGAAATGAAAATGAAACCTTTAGATAAAACTATTAAAATTTATGACGGTTGGATGTCAGAAAAAGATTGTAAGATGTTTGTTCAAATATACAAAAATTTACAAAAAGGAGGTTATACTGGTAAAAGAAGAAATTTTGATCCAACTATAAAAGAAAGTATAGCAGAAGATGAACAAGTTGCTTTACACGAAGCTATTTATGAACATGGAGATCATGAAATTCCTGAAGGAACTACTATATCAAGCACATTCATAAAATCTTATTTTGCAGGTCCACATCAAGATTATTTAAAAGATTTTACTATATTAAAAAGCCATGATTATCATACAATTAAGTATTTAAAAATTCAAAAAACATTACCGGGTCAAGGTTATCATAGCTGGCATTGTGAAGATGGAAGTAAGAAATGGGATAAAAGATTGTTTGCATTTACTCTTTATTTAAATGATGTTGAAGAAGGCGGTGAGACAGAGTTTCTATATTTAAGTAGAAGAATAGAAGCTAAAGTGGGTAGACTAGCTATATTTCCAGCTAGCTTTGAATATACACATAGAGGTAATCCTCCAATATCTAATGAAAAATACATCCTTACTGGATGGGTAGAGTTTGGATAGGTTCTTGAAAAATCTTTAAATCTAGTATAAACCCTAATAAACTAGGGATTAATATGCTACAAAAATTAGGTTTTGCTCCAGGATTTAATAAACAAGTCACAGAAACCGGCGCTGAAGGGCAATGGTTTGATGGTGACAATGTGCGTTTTAGATATGGTACACCAGAAAAAATAGGTGGTTGGACTCAATTAGGAGCCGACAAACTTACTGGAGCCGCTAGAGCCTTGCATCATTGGGACGATAACTCAGGTATCAAATATGCGGCTGTTGGTACTAACAGAATTTTATACGTTTATTCCGGAGGAATTTTTTATGATATTCATCCTATACGTGCGACTATAACAGGAGTGAGTTTTACCAGTACTTCTGGTTCAAAAATTATTACAGTAAATTTTCCAAGTGCTCATGGTTTCCAAGCTGGTGACATTGTTAAGTTTGAGTCAGTGACCGGGATTACGGGATCAGGGAACTCAGCGTATACTGACGCTACATTTGAAGGAATTAAATACATGGTGACTTCCGTAGTAGATAGTGATCAAATTACAATTACAGCAGCAGCAAATTCTGCTGGTACTAATTTAGCAAGCACGGGTTCTGCTACAGCTTTATGTTATGAACATGTGGGGCCAGCACAAGAATTAGGTGGTTATGGTTGGGGTACCGCATTGTGGGGAGGTACTGCGATTGGACCCGCTACAACAACGCTTGCAACTGCACTAACAAATACAACAACCACTGATATTGTTCTTGCCAATTCGGCTGCCTTTCCAAATGCTGGAGAAATACGAATTGGAACAGAGGATATAAGTTTTACTAATAACGATACAACAACAAATACTTTAAGCGGTGGTGCCAGAGGAGTAAATGGAACTACAAAATCTACTCACTCAGGAGGAGCAACCGTAACTAACATATCTGCTTTTGTCGCTTGGGGTGATCCATCATCAGCTGACTTTACAATTGAGCCAGGCCTTTGGGTTCTAGACAACTATGGTACAAAATTAATTGCACTTATATATAATGGTAAATGTTTTGAATGGGACGCTGCTGGTCCTGCTGCAACATCTACACGAGCAACTGTTATAGCAAATGCACCTACAGCATCTAGACATGTCTTAGTATCTACACCGGATCGTCACTTAGTATTCTTTGGGACAGAGACCACAGTTGGTGATCCTGCTACCCAAGACGATATGTTTATTAGATTCTCTGATCAAGAAAATATTGATCAAACAGATTCTTATACTGTGTCTGCCAACAATACAGCAGGAACACAAAGACTTGCAGACGGTTCTATGATTATGGGAGCCATTAGAGGTAGGGATGCAATTTATATTTGGACCGACACGGCTTTGTTTTTAATGCAATTCGTAGGTCAACCATTTACATTTTCTTTTCAACAAGTTGGAACTAACTGTGGGCTACTAGGTAAGAATGCAGCCGTTGAAGTTGATGGTAGTTCTTATTGGATGTCAGAGAACGGTTTTTTTAAATACGATGGTCAGTTAAAATCTATGCCTTGTTTAGTAGAAGACTACGTTTACGATGACCTTAATACTGTATCTAGAAATTTAGTATATGCAGGTATTAATAATTTGTTTGGTGAAATAAACTGGTTCTATCCGCAAGAAGGATCTGATGCTGTTGACAGAGTTGTGACTTATAATTATTTAGATTCTACTAATCAAAGACCTATATGGACTACAGGTTCTCTCCCTAGAACAACCTGGCAGGACTCTGCAGTTTTTGGTAAACCACACGCTACATGTTATAAAATAAGTGAAGATGATTCTTTCGATGTAGTTGGTAACACAGATGGTTCTTCAATATACTATGAACATGAAACAGGGACCGATCAAGTAAATGCCGGTGGGGTTGTAACTGCAATCATAGCTACTATTACTTCCGGTGATTTTGATATCACTCAAAGAAGAAGTAATACAGGACAAGTTGTAGGTATGCCAGACCTTAGAGGTGATGGTGAGTATATAATGAAAATAAGAAGGTTTATTCCTGACTTTATTGCTCAAACAGGAAACACGCAGGTTAGTTTAATTACTAGAGATTTTCCTAACAACTCTGCTACAACCAATAACTTTACAACTAGTTCAGCGACAACTAAAATAGACACAAGAGTTAGAGCAAGATCTATTGCTTTAAAAATTTCTAACACTAGTACTACAGAAAATTGGAAACTTGGTACGTTTAGATTAGATATACAACCGGATGGTAGAAGATAATGGTAGCATTTTATAACGCAGCTGATCAAGAGCTTTACAAAAAATATCAATATCTGCCTCAAGAAAAATATAGGTTAGGTTTTACAGCACCAAATACTGAAGTACAAAAAATAGAAAATACATTTGGAATACCAGCAACTAATGCTTTTACTGGTGGTAATCAAAATAATAATTATTACACAGGCACTACTGGTTCTTTAGTTTCTGGTTTTAACCAAGCTATAACAGACAGACAAAATAGATTAGAAGAATTAAATAGGCCTTTAGAACAAAAAGGTATACC